GACCGAGCTATTTTTCTTTTAAATCACTTCGGTATTCCGATGACACAATGGGAATATATCGGATTACGTTTAACTGATGGTTTGTATGAGGAAGCAAATAAAACCTACTACCTTAGTTACAATCCTGATTGGGCGTTGAAATCCAACATAGCGTACATACTTCATCAAGCCGATATGATGGCAACACACATCGAAGGTGACGAATGGAAACGAGCAGATGAAGAGTACAACACTAACCTTACTACCAATATGAAGAAAGCGGTTAACGGAGAAAAGAAATCCGAACCGTCACCGAAACTAAGTTCGAAATCACAAGACCTTTTTGATGAACTTTTTGGAGAAAGTAAGTAATGTTAGAATTAGCTTTTGCATTTGTAACCTTATTGTTTCTTACTTCTTGTTATGTCATTTGGAACTTAAATGTCAAACAAGAAATGTTAGAAGATTGGGTTTCAGATTTTATGGAGACAATAGAAAAAATAGATTTCGATTTAAAACAAATAGATTACAGAGGTTCATTCAAATCAGATGATGAAACAGGTGTAATCTTCGAAGAAATAAAAAATATAATAAAACAACTAGATAACTTTAAAGGAGAACAACAGTAATGCCATCAGCACAAGCATCAGGTTCAGTAGCTAAGAAGAAAAAGAAAAGACCAAAAAACTATTATTTCCATCAAGGAACTGAGAAGGCTATTATCAGATATAACAATAGTGATAATCCGCACCTTAGAAACAAAATATACAATGAACATATAAGAGATGCTTTTGATAAACTAGCAGAGAATATAATTCATACATTTAAGTTTTACTACTTTGATACTAATTCTGAAGAAGTAAAAAATGAAGTAGTTTCTTTTTTGGTTATGAATATGCACAAATTTAAAGAGGGTAAAGGTAAAGCCTTTTCTTACTTCAGTATTGTTGCTAAAAACTATCTTATTCTAAATAATAATAAAAATTATAAAATGGGTAAGATACATGATGGGATAGATGTTTTAGATTACAAAAGAAACATAACAGGTGAAACAAGCTCAAGTGAACGAACTGAAATTAATTCTTTATTCACAGAAGAGTTAGTTAGGTTTTGGGAATTTAATCTAACAAATATCTTTCGTAGAGACAAAGATATAAGAGTGGCTGATTCTGTACTACATCTGTTTAGAATAAAACATAATTTAGAAAACTTCAATAAGAAAGCACTGTACATTCTTATTCGTGAAATGACAGGTTCTAATACACAACACATAACCCGCATTATTAATGTTATGAAAAAGTATAATAAGAGACTATATTTGGAGTTTGAGAAAGAAGGTGTTGTTGATGTATCATATACAGGTTCTCTAATTAGAGAATAAAAAAAAGGGGAGTAAAACTCCCCTTTTTTGTTTTAGAACTACTTACGAAACAAACCCACCAACACCAACAACGCGACTAACCCAGCGAAGCCGGATTCGCCGAATTGATTGATTATAGATGTCAGGTTACCAATAACGTTGACGCCAAAGACACCAGTTCCAAATATTACTTCGGATATAGCACCTATAGCTACAAAAGACACCATAAGATGACCTAAATCATCTATGTAGCCTTTTATCATTGTTATTATTTCCTTCATGTTTATTCTCCATTAGTTAACAAAAAAGGGATTTTCACCCTATATATAAATATCATATATATTAATCAAAAGTTAAAAATTTAAATATTTATATATGACACATTCTATAACAAATTCAGAGGATAAAAATGGCTAATGATTATGAAATCTTTGATGGTAAGTCATTGTCAGACTTATTTAAAGATATATACGATAATACGGCAAGAAATAAAGAACAGTTAGAGGTTCTTATGAAAGAAGTAGTTGGGTTCATTAAAGATGGAGATACAGCTGTACAAATCATTCCTATGTTGAAAGAGTATTTAGAAATCAATGTTAAAAATGATGACCAATTAGTTAAGGTAGCTGGAATAGTTCAACGACTAATATCAGCTGAAAACAAAGGTGGTTCTGAAGAAGAGTTTGGTTTGAGCGATGCTGAAAAGGAGCAACTAATGTCTGCTGTTGAAGAAGTGGCAGCTGATGCTCAAAAACACTCAGATGAAATAACTGAAATAGGAAGCTTGGAGAATTAATCATGCAACCTGGATATAGAAAAGTAACAAACTCTGTCGCATCAATCGGAACAAGCACTGGTTTTTTAAATCAGAGTAATGTTGTTGATTTGATAGAACAAATGTCTACACAAGAGGAGTTTTATGAAATAGAACCAGCACAAGTAATTAAATGTCATTTAGATCCTGAAGCTAAAGATTTTCCTAAAGGTGAAGGTGGTGGTGTAGACTTATCAATGTTAGGTGCTGTAACCGTTAGTTTAAAGTATAGTCAACCTAACGGAGAAGTTTTAGAAGATTTAGCAAAACCAATATCACCACATATGATTCAGTATCCATTGATTGGTGAAATAGTTAATGTTGCCAGTTACTTAGGACAACTGTACTACTTTAATCCTCTGAATCTTTTCGGTAATGTAAATATGAACAGAGTTCCTTTTGTTAGAGGAGATGGTAAACCATATGAACAACTAACTAAGTATAACAGAAAAATTTATTGTGAACAAGGAGACACTATTATACAAGGTAGATTTGGACAATCAATACACTTTGGTAGTGATGAAAATTTTGTTCAACCTTATTTAAAACTAACTGTAGGACAAGGTAAAAATCCTAGCACTATGGTTGCTAAAGAATTTAATGAGGATGTACCACACGTCGAAGATGTGAATTTAGATGAAGCAAATATCTATATATCTAATAATGAACATATACCTTTAAGAAATGCTGCACCTAGTCAAATGTTGTCTAAAAATTTAGGTGGAAGTTTAAGTTCTGTCATATCGTTGAATGCAGATAGTGTATCCATAAATGCAAAAGGTTTTGGAGAGGTTTCATCACCGGGTGGAGATATTTTTGGATTTGCTGATAGAAACATAAACTTAGCTGCACAGTCTTCTATAAACTTTGAAACAGAAAATGGAACTGTAAATTTAGGAACCTACGTTGGTGACCCAAAAGCCACTCCTGCAGTTTTAGGAAAACCACTAACTGATTTTTTGGATGATTTTCTACACGCAAACGAGATATTTTTGGGGGAGATGATTCAAGCTAAAGTAGATAAAGATATAAAAGATGCTAGAGAAAAATTTAAAAAAGCAATAGGAGATTTAAGAACTGAACTTTCTGATGTTCCTAGATATCACAGCGATAAGGTTTATGTTCCACATAGAAAAGATGTTGGAGAAGAAGATTTAGATCTTGATGAATTATTCAGTAATGCTGATTGGCCTTCACAGCCTGAAACTGTGACTTCAACAGCATATGAAGTTGAGAAAGTAACAGACGTTGCAGGAGTTAGAGGATAATGGGATTAGGAGACAATGTTAGAAATTTTATAAAGAGGAGTATTACATCTCCTGTTGACCTTTTATCAAAAGATGCTAATAAATTAGTTGCTAAAATTAGGTCAGGTAAAGGTGGTTCTGATACTATAGATGAGGTAAACAAAATACTAGATAGAATAACTAACTTAGAAAATACACAAGTTACCATTGATAATTTTAAGAATCAACTGTCAAGTTTACTGAGAACTGCTAAATCCGGATTAAAGGGTGCAGAAAAATTAAGAGAGGCTAATGTAATTGGTTCTGCTTTAAATCCAGCAGCTGCTGCTATATCTTTAGTCCAAGAAAAACTTATGGATAAATTTAAAGGTGAGATAGAGGATTTGGGTAGTGTAAGTGATATTTTAGGACCCACAGTTGATGGTTTAAAAATGAGTACAAAACAAATAAAAGATAGATTACAAAAAGCAGTAAAAGATAAGGAAGAAGCTGATAAAGTAAACGAACAGAAAAACAAACAGCTTGGAATTGAGTAAATAATTAAAAGTAAAATATTTATATAAAATAGGAGTTATTATGGCTAAAAAAACAAAAGCACTTGTAAATTTAATTAGAGAAGTGGTTAAACAAGAAGTCAAAAAACAGATGACAGATATATTTATTAATGAAGGTAAGAAAGCAGTTCTATCAAAGTCAAAAGGTGGCTTTGATGTGCCTGATGTTCTACCAAAACCAAAAGAACAAAAGACTTATGTCAAAGATCCTGTTCTAAATAATATACTTAATGAAACAGCACACTCACAAGAAATGGAAGAATATCCAACAATGGGTGGTGGAACTTTTGACACTTCAAGAATGGCCGAAACTTTAGGTTACGGTGATATGTTAGGTAATGCTGAAAGTAGAAGACAAGCATCTGCCATACAAACTGCACAAGCAGCTGGCGTTGATACATCTAATTCAGCAGTAAAAGATGTGATGACTAATTTAACAAAAGATTATAGAGGAGTAATGGCAGCATTAGATAAGAAAGATGGGAAAAAATAATGTCTAATTTAGAAAAGGATTTAAATCCAGATGTTTTTATAGGAATATCCTTACCATTAGATTATGGTAGTCAAGGATTTTTCAATAAAACAAAAACAACTTTACAACAAACACGTTCTAACATAAGAAATTTATTACTCACGATTAAAGGTGAACGATTAGGTAATCCTACATTTGGAAGTAATCTAATGAGAGTAGTGTTTGAACCTGACGATGGTAGTATAGGAGATAAAGTAGAAGAGGCTATTAGATCAGCTATGAGTGAATGGTTGCCATATGTTAAAATAGTAAGTGTAGAAACTACATCTGATGATAGAAATCCAAATAAAATTAATGTTAGTATGAATTTTAGTATTGACATAGACCAAAGAGTTGCCACATTAGACTTAAATTTAAGAAAAGATGATATCGCAACTATTGGACAGGCAGGCGGTGAGTCTATGTATGATGAGTTGTCAGATTCAATAATCGGTGATGGTGAGTACGATACACTAGACCCTTTCTATACCTTATAATCGGAGAAAATTTATGCCGTATAATGTACCAAAAACATCTAAGAAAGAAGTTAGATATTTAAACAAAGATTTTAGTTCATTCAAATCTAACTTAATTGAATTTGCTAAAACATACTTTCCAAATACCTACAATGACTTTAACGAAGCGTCGCCAGGTATGATGTTTATTGAAATGGCATCTTATGTTGGTGATGTTCTTTCTTATTACATTGATAATCAGTTCAAAGAAAGTTTACTCGCATTTGCAGAAGAAAAGAGAACTGTATACAATATGGCTCAATCATTTGGATATAAACCAAAATTAGCAACTCCTTCTTTTGGTGAAGTTGAAGTGATGCAGCTTGTACCAGCAGCTTCTTCAGGAACAGGCGCAGATTTTAAAGTTTTTCCAAATTTAAATTATGCAATGAAAATAGATAGTGGAATGCAACTAACTTCACAAACAGGTATTACGTTTAGAACAACAAGCGATGTTAACTTTAAATTTTCAAGTTCATACGACCCAATGTCAAAAACAGTTTATGAAAGTTCTGGTAACACTCCTGTAACATACCTACTAAAAAAGATTGCAAAAATAGAAAGTGGTGAAGTTGCAACTGAAAGGATATCTTTTGGTGATGCTGAAAAATATTCTAGAATAGCTTTAGCTAACCCAAATGTTACTGAGATAATATCTTGTACAGATGATGATGGAAATAGTTGGTATGAAGTTCCATTTTTAGCACAAGATACTGTATATACAGATGTTGAGAATCAGAATACTGAAGGTAATGAAGATTTTCAATTTGCAGACCAAGCACCTTACTTACTAAAATTACTAAAGACTGCTCGTAGATTTACAACATATGTTAGAACAGATAATAGAACAGAATTAAGATTTGGAGCTGGTATATCAGATAGTCCTGATGAAGAGATAGTTCCTAATCCTGATTCAGTTGGTTCAACATTACCAGGTTCACCAACATATTTAGGAACAGCGTTCGACCCATCTAACTTTTTAAACACAAGAACATATGGTCAAGCACCAGCAAATACCACACTTGTAATTACATACAGATATGGTGGTGGTGTTAATCATAATGTTAGTTCTAACTCAATAACATCAATAACTAATCAGACTGTTACATTGAATGAGGTAGGATTAGATAGTGGGTTAGTAAATACTGTAAAAGATTCTATAGCAGTTATAAATCCAAACCCAACATCTGGTGGTAAAAGTGCAGAAAGTGTTGGAGAGGTAAAGCAGAATACATTGTCTTACTTTCAAGCACAATCAAGAGCTGTGACTAAAGCAGACTACATAACTAGAGTATATGCTTTACCACCTAAATATGGAAATGTTGCTAAAGCTTACATAGTTCAAGACTCTCAAATAGATCCTGGACCTGCTAACACCTTTACTCTTCCTGGCAATAGAAAAAGAGTAGAAAATCCTCTAGCGTTGAATTTGTATGTGTTGGGGTATGATGCTGGAAAGAGACTAACTCAACTAAATCAAGCAGTCAAAGAAAACATTCAAACTTATCTAACACAATTTAGAATGATTACAGACGCTGTTAACATTAAGGATGCTTATGTGATTAATATAGGTGTTAGATTTAATCTATTGGCTAAGTCAGGATATAATAAGGAACAAGTAGTTCTACAGTCAGTTCAGAGAGTCAGAGACTTTTTTGATAATGATAAGTGGCAAATAGGACAACCAATAGTGTTATCAGATTTAGCATACCAAATATCTTTAGTTGATGGTGTAGCTGCTGTTGTTCCTCCTGATGATCTTGATGAAGAAATAAGTTCACAAGATAGACCACCTGTACAAATTGTTAACAAATACAATACTGCAGAGGGATATTCAGGAAACCTATATGACATAAAAAGTGCCACAAAGGGTGGTGTTGTCTATCCATCTATGGACCCAAGTTGTTTTGAATTGAAATTCCCATCAATTGATATCGAAGGTAAGTGTGTAGGTGACGCAGCTGGTGGTGGTTCAGCAGGAGGTAGTTACTAATGCACTATTTTATTTTTCCAGACATAGATACGACTTTATATCAAGCTTCAAGTAGTAAGAATACAGGTTTAGATGAAATACTAGAAATACAAAAACAAATGAAGAGCGATGGAACAAATATTAAAGTTTCTCGTATTCTAATGAAATTTGATTTATCATACATTTCACAATCTATAGTTAGAGGAACTATAACAAATCCTAAGTTTTACTTAAATCTATATGATGCTAATCCAACTGATTTGGGTTACAGTCAATCCTTATGGGCTTATCCCATAAGTCAAAGTTGGATTGAAGGTGAAGGATTTGATATGGATAATCCCACTACAACACAAGGTGCTAGTTGGGAATATAAAACAGGCATTGAAGAAGAAGATTATTGGAATCCAGAATCATCATCGTTTACTAATGAACAAGGTGGAACTTATTTTAAAGATGTTTATGCCACACAATCTTTTGCTTGGGGAACTGAAGATATGAGAATGGACGTGACTCCAATTGTAAATAAATGGTTAGATGAGACATATCCAAATGAAGGATTTATGTTAAAAAGAAGTGGTAGTGTAGAAGTAATAAATAATAGTGTTACTCTGAAAAGTGGTTCTGGTGATGAAGGTAATACCGACCACTTGGGTAATTTTAAATTTTTCTCTAGACAAACAAATACTATTTATCCACCAAAGTTAGAAGTTGAATGGTTTGACACAAAATGGAGTACAGGTTCTTTGGAAGCACTATCATCAACCGACATCGAAGATTTACAATTTTATATGAAGAGTTTAAGACCTGAATACAAAGAAAAATCAAAAGTAAGATTTAGAGTTGTTGGTAGAGAAAGATATCCTACGAAATCATATTCAAATACTGCTTCAGAATATTTAACAGTAAAATATTTACCAAGTGGTAGTATAGAAAGTATAGGTGGTGACGGAGTTTACTACTCAGTAATTGATGACCAAACAGGAGATGTTATAATACCATTTGGAACTGGTTCGCTGGTAAGCTGTGATTCTACAGGCAACTATTTCAATTTATGGTTAGACGGATTACAAGCAGAGAGATACTATAAATTCGAATTTAAAGTTGTAAGCGGAAGTAACACAGATGAGGAAACTGTACAATATTTCGATGATGATTTTTCATTTAAAGTAGTTAGGTAAAAAAATGCCATATACAAAAGAGGAACTTAAAAATAATTCATTTTATCAGAATCTTCTTGATGAAGACGAGCAACAATATCTAGCAGAAATAGAACGATTGAAAATAAAGATATCAGTATCAGGTTCTGCATATGATGGTAGTTTAGTTACTAGAGATGAAAGTGGTACTTTGAAAATATTTGAAAATCCTTACACAGGAGAGTTGTATGAAGATGAAACAAACACAGTATATGCTACAACAGTTGTTGAACAATTGAAAGATGACGATACAATAAATCAAATAGTAGATAGAGAAATAAGAGAGCTATAATGGCAAGTGCTTTAAAACCAGCTGATAAAGATAGATTACTCCGTGGAATCACAAAAAGAGTAGGTAATAAACCATACGAAAATGGTAACTTCGGAGCTAATACTGTAAAAGATAGAGTTTTAATAGAACTGTATGATAGCGGCGGTAATTTTATTGAATATCAAGATTTAAGTATAGCAGATTCCTTTGTAGAAACAGAAGGTGTTTTTATAAAAATAAAACCAGGTAAAAACCTAAAAGAAAATTTTGGATTTGATACAGGAACATTTGAGATAAGATATAGGTTTTTAAGAGAATTGGCTGGTAGAGAAAAGCCTGTACTATTAAGAACTAAAACTGGATTTGAAGATGAGATATATGTCTTAAATGAAGATGCAAGTAATGTACACATTACAAATACTGGTAAAATATATTCGGGAACTACGGAACAATACAATGCTAATCCTGAAATTGCTGAAAATTTACTTATAACCGATTACAAATACATAATCGATGCTGTATCAAATTCTAGAACAGAAGTAAGGTTAAGAGCTAAAAACATAGAGAATGCGTTTATAGGTGGTGGAAGTGGACACCAATACATAACAGACTTTCAAAAATTACAAGAATCAACAAGAGTAGAATCGATAGGACAAACTATATCATTTGTTGAAGTTTATCAAGACCCATCTACTATTCCTGGATTTGGTGCTGGTTCAGGACCACCGCCTACTAACTTCAACACATCAAAAGACCTACAAGTTGATACAGTACCAGGTGGATTTGTTTTTACTAATAATATGATTGGTGGTACGGTAACTTTACCTAACGCTTTTTTGATGGGTTATCAAACAGAAAAGGTAAGAACAGATTTAAATATAATATCAAATGACACATTTGAAGATGTAGAGATAGATGTAAACACAGGACAACCAGCAGTAATAGAAGCGGCATGGGATTCAAGTTTACACTCTGATGCTATAAAGTTGTCAAATTGGACTTCAGGTTTCAATGGTTTATCAGATACTGTGCATGCTGGTAGTTCTGGCATAGGGTATCATGCAAAGTTCGTTAGAAATGAAGGAAATCAAGGAGGTAATTGTTTAAAGTTTATAGACCAAAACAATGTATTTGTAGATTATGAGTCTTGGCCTGTAACAGATGCACATAGAGAATTGTCTGTTAAACAGGAATTGTTAGAATTACAATCTCTTGGTGCTGGTGTTGGTGATGATATAAATATTACTTTTGATATGAAAAGCACTCTTGTTGGTAAAGGTGTGAGTATAGAATTAATATATCCACTTGGTATATTTAATGAACCAAAGCCACTTAACCCACCAGAGGGTTACTTTGATCCTTTCAATCCCGTAGAACCAACGGAACCAATACCTACTTCGCCACCCAATGGGTACTTATCAAATACTGTTGGAAATGCAACTACAGTTGAGGATAAGCCACCAACTAGAACAAATGACATACTTTCTACTTATGGTATAGATTTTTTTAATGGACAAGTTGGTGTAACTACAACTGAGTTTTGGGGTGGAGAAGGTGCTTGGATAGTTGCAGCAAAAGGTGGTGGATTGTTTGCGTGGGCTCCTAATTTGGGTCCTGAGTTTACAAAGGAAGGTGCAAAAAGTGAAGGTGGAGAATGGAGTTGGGATGGTGCTGGTAGTTGGAATCCTGATGTGCCTGGTTCTGCACCAGCAGTTCCTGTTGGTACTGCTAGTCCTGATGAATATAATAATTTAGCAAACGGTCATCCTTATCAGTTTCCTGGTCAAGGAATTCCTGTGTATCAGAGAAATAATACACCTGGTGAAAATAGTGGATGGCAAACTGGTACGATAGTAGGTCGAGACAAAATAATTTTAATTAAAGATGATTTGATTTGGTTACTAAAACAATCATTTACTGCTAATACAGACGATGTAGAGGTTTTTAAATTTGATGATTGGTTTCCATCTGTTAGAAATTTTGTTCTTGAAGATACAGGTAAAACGCTTTACGATGATATCTTCGAAAATGGTAGAATACAGAGTATAACAAGAACAAGAAAGACTAATGATTCAGGAATTCGTAGTGATTTTTATATAGTATTTTATACAAATGGTTCAGGTGAAAGTGACTGTAACAGAGGATTTATGGTTGAGAAAGGTGCTAGTGAAATAGGCGGTGGTGGAGTCGATGATGGATTGAAGTTTTGGAAAGATTTAGATGGTGACTTTAACAATATATTGAATGATAATGGTGGAGAGTTTGAAACAATGTTCTACAAAGATGGTAGTAAGTTCAAACATTACTTTGCTATAAAAGGTTCTAATCAGTATTGGAGAATGGGTGACGGTGACGGAGATTTTTTTGAAGAAGGTAGTGGTGGTACATTCTTTGATGAAGATTATCCAGCAGTATTTGATGGTACACAAGAAAATTTTGGGTTTAGTGGTTTACCTTCTGAATGGGATGTAGCATTTTCAAAAAGTGCTTACAGTGGTCACTGGTCAGTATGGTCTTGTATAATAGGTGATACATACTATAAAATGAAAAGTAATGCTGGCAAAGACGGAGTTGATAGTTCAAAAGGTGTTTCTTCTTTTGCATTTGGTGCTGGTGAAGTAGATACTGGTGGAGAAGAATTAATATTTGGGCCTAGAAATCCAGCTGCTGACAATTACAATCCTAATGCAGTATATGATGATGGTACTGCAATATTTAGTTTTGACCAAGACCCTAAAAAAGACGGAGCTCTAAGTCCGGAGAATCAATGGCAATGGGATGGAGATGCAGCAGAATGGAATTCTTTAGAAGGTGCGCCTGTATATAGCTACAACTCAATAGTGGAACCTTACTATGCTACAACTGCTGGTGGTTGGGGTACTTATGAAACATCTATAGAAATACCACCTGATTGGAATCCAGTTGCTCCTTGGTTTCTAAAGATAAACGGACACAATGTATGGGATGATACTCTTACTCCCGATACTGCGTTTGGAGTTACTTGGATTGATAATCTATTTGCAGATTTTACACTAAACTCACAAGAAACTCAAACTCCTATTTATAAACCATTTACAGCACAAATCAGAAATGTTTATCAAAACGGTTCGCGTGTGACACTAAATCGCTCGTATGAAGAAGCAGCAAATGCGTTAAGAGATGAGGATGGTCAGCAAGATTTTGTTGAAGGAGAGCAGCCAATTTCTTATCA